CTATAAGGAACAACTTAGAGGGCCTAAACTGAGTAATCAGCTGCCACATCTTTCTAGCCTTACGAATCTGAAAGTCTGACATCAGCCCAGATCGTCTATTCTCTCTAGCCGTATTCCTCTTCTCCAATATACTAGCCTCTGTAGCAGTATCCACCTTAGGCATCTGCTGAGGCTGAGGAGTACCAACAGACCTGTCAAAGATCTGCTGCAAGATACTCAGTAACTCTCCCTTCTCTGGAGGAACCTGATGGAACGGAAGTGGAATAATCCCTTTCCCTGCATGTTCCGTCAGCCCTTTCACTACCGCTATACTCCCATCAGGCCCATCCACCAAGTCCTGCAAAACAGTATTGTCTATCCCAGTAGCAGGATCCACCAACCACAGATTCTTCTGCTTCCTAATGATAGACAAGAATGAGTCCAGAACCTCATTCATTAACGCCTGAACTGTATCACCACCACCCATCAGCAAAGGGGGCTTATGGAACCAATTCCTCACACCGGGCTGAAAGGTAAGCGTCTCAGCTGGATAGTCCTCTAACCTATCATAAGGCCACTCTTCTTCTTCCCTAAGAGGCTTATCATGACCCTCAGCCACATTGATCAATATATCTCTAAACTTACCCCTTCCAACAGGAGCGTTCTTAGCCCATATCTCCCATCCTCTAACCACCCCCAATCCATCGTCTGGCTCGCCATCCTTTATATCCGGCGCGTCTTGCCATCTACTAGGCTCTAAGTCCTTAGTGTTCTCCAGATTAGGATCTGCCTTAACTTCATCTATTGGCAGCTCCCATCCAAACGCCACCCACCTAGCATCCTGCGGACCCTCAGTACAGAACACATCAGTCACGAACATCCCTGGAGGCCAGTTCACTGCAAAGGGAAAGTCCCTCTGCACCGCAGTGTTAGGAGACACGCCAGGCCGATCATGAAACTTCTTATGTATTTCTATATGCTCTCCTACTACCTCCCCAATGAAGTCTGCTTCTTCATCTGGCATATTAATCAACTCTCCCTTAAGCAAGAGTTCATGCACACTAATATGCCTTATATGATCGTGCCCTCCATCCACCCTCACATCCTGTCCCTGCATCAAAAATAAGTTCTCATCCTCCGCACTATCCAACTCGCCCAGCTCCACACCAGTCTGCAACAGTTCTTGTTCTTCCCTATCAAAGTCTTCCTCGTACCCTATCTTCACACACCCATAGGGATACACCATTGCATTAAAAGCCACCTTTTCATCTACCTTAAGCTGCTTAGTAGACCTATACACATAGTTATTAATCTTAGACGTCACAGCCGCCCTAGACAAAGCATTAGGATCTCCTGGGTCAGAGCTCTCCGCTGACTCCTTATTCTCCGGATAGCACTGTAGGATAGGATCCCTATCCAACATATTAGACAAAGTCTGATCTATCCAACCATAGATAATCCCTGCCTTAATACGCCTAACATGCTCCTCGTCTCCTGACCCACCTCCAGAACCTGCACTATACTCCCTCTCCGTACTAGCCTCATTGAAGTACTGCTTAACCAGCACGTCACAGGCATCAAACAAAGGCTTAGACTTTTGCTGGGAGTACTTGATCAAGTTCAGCCAGTACTTAGCTCGATCTACTGATTTCCTAGGGTATGCCATAGTATCTCAGTTGAATATTTCAACAAAGTGAACTACGCTTCTACTAGCGCAGATTTCACGTATGGAACTACAGTTGCATCCGGCCTTAAGAAACGCCCCTTACGCTTTTTGGCAGCACGAAGGAGGATTTCATCGAATGATCTAGCTACTGGGTTAATCACAAGTGGAGCGTTAGCAGTAGGCTCTTTGTGTGTAAGACCTAGAAGATTAGCCAGGCGCATTCCTATCAGAGACAAAGCATCCACTTGATCGTCGTTGCGGCCGTTAGGGAATCTAGAGAGCTCCCACTCTAGATCACCTCTCCAGGAGGCCTGCTCAGGTATATGCACATAGCCCATCTGCATTGCGCCTGCAATGGAACCAGCGCGATACTCTGAGTCCTTAGAGCCTTTGCCTATAACGCTCACAGAATCCAGCACAGCAAAAGCGCCTTCCTCGCGCATACATTTCTGCAGCACTGGAGCGACTACTTTGTTCATCTGCACACGTTCGAGGAAGCACTTGAGCGGCTCATACTTAAGCATCCACTCAACAGCTTTCTCTACACCTTTCATAATATCGCACTGTTCCCGGAACAAGTCCAAAATCCACACATGGCCCTCGCCGTCCACACCGAAGATTATATGAACAGTGTAGTCTCCTTTGCCCTCGGAGAAAGCATAGTCAGAGGCTAGATAGTGTGTTAGGCCTTTAGGTGTCTCGTTACGCACAAAGGTTTGGAACCACGCTGGGTTGAACAGCTCACCTTCGTCACGCACAGGCTTCTGCTGATGCAAGGCCATGAAGCGAGGAGGGTTGTGGGACCTGATAACTTCCAGCTCTTCTATCGTGCGTTGGTTAGGACCTTCGGGCAGCAAGGCCTCACCGACCGATCTCTCGAGTAGATCGTCTTCTTCCGCGATAGAGGGAATTCGTATGATCTCCCAGTCTTCCTCTCCAGAGTCAGCCAGCTTCTCTATACGTCCACCCAGGTCGTCATCATGCCAACGCTGCATAATACAGATCACCGAGCCAGGACCGTCCTTGTAAGATCGCAGACGATTCAGAACTGTCGAAGTATACCAGTCCCAAACCTTACGTCTCTCATTCGGACTCGCAGCAGCTTCGTAGTTCTTGAACGGGTCATCCACGTTAAGGATATTCGCGTGAAAGCCTATCAGGCCTCCTCCTACACCCTCGGCCTTATACTCCCCCTTCAGAGTCGTATGCCATTCGTTCATAGCCTTAGCGTCTTCGGCTATGCCAACCTCAGGGAATAGAAGTTTGTATCTAGGCTCGTTAACAATGTTACGAACTATTCGGCCGAAGCCATAAGCAAGGTCTGCATCGTAGGAAGTTTGAATGAACTCTAACGTCGGGTTACGGCCAAAATACCAGGAGGGAAACAGCTCACTAGCAAGACGCGACTTACCTATAGCAGGAGGAACAAATATAGCAAGCCTACGAATTAGACCTTGCTCTACATCTTCCAACTTAGAAGCTATGTAACGATGCACCGGATACGCTACATAGGTAGGATCTATAAACTGAGCGTAATGAATAAGGCTCTCTCCAGCTTTCTCCCTATGTATAAGGGCCTGTGCTATCTCAGAGGGAGACAGATTCTCTGCGTTAGGATCAGGCTTAAATAAGCTAGCTATTTCGGAGCCGCGATAGGACATTAGGTTATTGCTTTTTTCTTACCAATCACCTTGAGGTCAGGCTGCTCAGTAATTAGCGTCGAGTCCGAGGGGTAAGACCACGACGCATACCACGCATACGCTCACTAGCAACAGCCCTCATTCGAGCCGGTTCACGAACCCTAGCGGCCCTTCCTGCTTGAGAATTTGCCCGACTGCGAGCCTGCTTTTGAATGAGTCTCTTGAAGCCGGATTCACGAGCCCTAGTCGCCCTTCCTCTTTGTGGATTTATAGCCGTTCTAGTAGCGTTACTAGCAACAACACCCAGTCGTCCAGCCATCTTACTCTACCTCCGTTTCAGAACTATGCTTGTTCAGCGCAGCGGACAAGAGCTTCCTATCCTCAGTAGGCAATTCAGAGAACTCAGCTTCGACCAGCTCAGGTTGCTGAGAGGCTAGGTTGTTCAGCATGTTCACTAAGTTGTCTGTAGGAGAGCTCTCAATCGTATGAGTCACTTGTGAGTCTATCTCCTTACGCTCCGTATAGCCTCTGTCTTTACCAAGCGTCCTCACAACAAACACCGAGGCCTGATAGTCTCCAATCTCTACCCGGTCAAAGATGTTGTCTTCGGCCTGATCTATTATCCGCTCTCTAGCCTCTTGCATTAGAGTCTGCAGCGAGGGCTTTTTACGAATAGAGTAGTACACACTCCCTACCTGCATACCTACATCAGCCGCGATCTTGCTTATGACACCTCTGTTCCGTATGATAGCCTCTGCTAAAGAATCTTCCAGCTTTTCATCTTGCGCACGCACCGCCAGCTTTACAGGAACTTCCTCTTTAGCCCGATTGTG